GTCAGTTAAAAGTTTACCAGGAATTAAATCAAATAGAACTTAAGAGACTTGGGTGGGAGGATCTTACTGAAGATGAAATTAAGTGGCTTATGACTGATAATAATTTTTATAAAGAATGGCCTAATTTTAAACCTTGTGGGTCTAGAGCCATAAAAGAAAGATATGCAGAGAGAATGAAAAAACCAGTGGATGATAGCATGGATAAAAAATTTGCTAAAGATCCTAAAATGGAGGTTTCAAGTGGCTGGGTAGATAGAGCTGGAAATTATTATGGGGTTGGAGTAACTATGCATAATGAATTTGCATGGGAATATTTAACCCTTAAATTAGGTAAAGAAAAAGCGAATGAATTAATAGGATATAATGGATATGCCTATGAAATTCTGGAACAAGAAGGATGGGTTAGAGTAATGAAATGGCCAGGATTGGATGTTAAATTTCTTCTTCCTAGACTTTTATCTGATGCACAGAAGAAGACATTAACTCTCTATTGCGAAATATACAAAGTAGATTTCCCATGGGAAGAAGATAAACTTTAACGATTTTTAACGGTCTAGATTTTTTAGTCTAGACCTTTTTTATTATATTTACTGATTAAATAAAATATATGGCAAATATTAGATTATTAGAAGACAAATATTTAAAGGCAAAAATAGCCTATTATGAAGGAACTCCAATTTTAACTGATGCAGAATTTGATGCATTAGAAGTTCATCTTAAATCATTGGGTTCTAAAGCTCCTGAACAAGTTGGAGCAAAACGTAAAGACTTTGATTTCTCCCACCCAACAAAAATGCTTTCTTTGGCTAAACTTCAGTCTGAAGCAACGGAGAATGGAACGGATTATAAGGAAGAAGATTTTCGCAAATGGGTTAATAAGAATAAAGCCCTTTTAGGTCTTATGCCTGAATTGGAGGCCTCTCCAAAATTTGATGGAAATGCTATTAACATAATATATCAGGGAACTAAGTTGGCTAATATTCTTACCCGAGGGGATGGCTTTACTGGAAAGGATATTACTAAGAGAATAACTCAGCACGTTCCTTCAGAACTTCTACTTCTTGGTTTGGACATTCAGGATACAGACACGGTCGAGATACGCGCGGAAGTAGTAATAGATATCCGCCTATTTGATGAAAAATATTCAGCAGAGTTTGCAAATGCCCGTAATTATGTTGCTGGTGTGATAGGAAAAGATGATGCTGATGAGGTTAAGGTTTCCGAACTCAAAGTTATCCCACTGCATTTCCTTGTTAATGGCAAACATGTATCATGGAATCATTTTAAAAGAAATATATTTTCTTCTTTCAATTGGAATTCCCTTTTTATTCCTGATAATTATGTCCAGACAATTCAGTCATTTGAGAAGCTAAGAGAGACTATCAATTATCAGCTTGATGGTGTAGTTATATCTTTCCCTGCTCATATCAGAGAACTTCTTGGCGAAAATGACCACGATCCTGAATGGGCTTTAGCAATAAAATTTGTCCCGAAGGAGGCGATTACAGAGGTAGTTGGGATTGAGTGGAATGTCTCTAAAAAAGGAGAAATAATTCCTACGCTTCTATTAAAACCTATATTTCTAGATGGCAGTATGGTCGGAAGATGTTCTGCTTATAATGCCGGATATATTGTTGATAATAATATTAATAATGGGACTTTAGTGAGCATCTGCAAAAGGGGGGATATTATTCCTGCTGTTCAGAGAATAATATCTTGATAATACCGTCTGCCTTATCTATGATATATACATAAAAAGGACTATGAAAAAAGAAAAATTAATAGGCATTTATATCTGGACTAATAAAATAAATGGTAAAGTTTATATTGGGTCAAGCGACAATATCCGAAAAAGGTGGATGCAGCATATAGCTACTGCTAAAAATGGATCTAATTATAAATTTCATGAAGCCATTAGGGAATTTGGTCCGGAAAATTTTGATAAAGAGATTTTGGAATTAACTGATAAAAATGCATTGGGCAAAAAAGAATTATTATGGATAGAAAAATATGATAGTATTAGAACCGGATATAATGTTGCTACGGGATATAACTCTATTTCTTCTAATCCAAATTTTGAAAGCATAAAAAAGAATTTAAGTGAAAAAGCTTCTAAGCGAAGGTGGATTAAAAAAGGGAGGATACAAAAATCTGTATATCCTGATGAAGTGGATTTTTATATATCCGATGGATGGGAATTAGGGAGATTATCATTTTCTGAGGATCATATAAATCAAATAAGGCAATCTGTCACAGGATTTAAACATACCGATGAAGCCAGGGAAAAATGCAAAACCTTTTTAGGAAGATCCCATTCAGAAAAAACCCGAAATGGGATGAGTTCGAAGTTAATGGGAAGATATTCATTGAAATGGTATATCGAAGAGTATGGTAAAAAACAGGGTATTGAAAAGTATAGCTTACATCAAAAAAATAATTCAAAATCAAAATTAGGAAGAATCTGGATTCATAAGAATGGGGAAACAAAACAAATAGATAAGATACATTATGAAAAATTTATATCAGACGGGTGGAATAAAGGACGCAAATAATATTTTACCAAAAACATGTCCTGCATGCAAATCTAAATTGGAATTCGATGGAATTCACCTTATGTGCACATACGAAAATTGTGTTGGTAAGATTGCAAAACAGCTTACCTCAGCTTTGGTAATTTTAGATATTAAAGGAATTGGGGAAAAGACTATTGAACCCTTTGCATCGGATTTCTCAAATATCTATGATCTAATCGTTGCTGTTAGATCTGCAAGGAAATATAATATTCCATTTTCCTTAGAACCCTATGGCATTAAAGATGGATCTAGATCTTATGAATTGTTTGTGGAGGCTTTTATGAATATTAAATCCCTAAATTACGAGAAAGTAATTCAGATGTTGGGATATGATAATGTTGGGGAAAAGCTTTCAGTTCAGCTCTCTCTTGAGCACGCGGGATTAGAATATAACTATGCGAATTTAGAAAGAGCATTGGTATCAAAATTAAGATCCCCCGAAGTTAGCGGGTATATCAAAGAGGTTGTTGAAGGATTAGAAAATCTTGGGATTACGATTGACAGACCAAAGAAAAAAGAGGATACTGGATTAACAGGAGTTTGTATGACAGGATCCCCAAAAGCTTTTGGATTTTCAACTAAAGCAGAATTTCTTGCAAAACACCCCAACCTTTATGAAGCTGATTTAAAGGATGCTTTATTTTTGGTAACTGATGATTTAAGTTCTACATCAAGTAAAATGAAGGATGCATTCAAAAAAGGAATAAAAATTAAAACTTATGGGGATTTTTAAAATATAAAAAATGGGGAGACTAACAGAGTTATCACAGATAAAGGGAAAATCGGTTATTCTGACTGAAGAAGAATATCAGCAATGTAAAGATTTTACAATGGCATCCTATATGGATCATCAGAGTAATGGAAGAGGGGATCAGGAAAAACAACTGGACATTTTAAATGGAAAGATAGGTGAGGTTGGTTTCCATAAATTAGCAAAACCCATATTCACAGGGATTACCGATACTAATTTTCTTAATAGCATATTTGGGGACGGCTATAGCGATTTTACCTTAAAAGAAAATTTAAGAACTGATGTTAAGTATTTGAAGTCTGATAGGGTTTATTTTAAACTAGTTAGCGGATATGAAATACTGTCATTGGTTGAGGTATCTGGAAAGAGGGTCACCTACATAGGTTCGATAACAAGGGGAGAAGCAATAGAAAAATGTAAGAGAAGACCCAATGCAATTGGGGATTTGGGATATTATGTTAATAGATCCTTGTTTGATTCTTCTCCTTTTTAATGTAAGTGGCAGTAAGTGGCAGTAATTAACAAATCTTAACGTTGATTACTAAATAGTTAATTAAATATGTGGCAGTAAGTGGCAGAAACTAATAATTATAAATATGAAAAAATTAGAATTTAGGCTTTTAAAAAAGAATGGGTATTGGTATCTTCAAAAAAAGAATTTTTGGGGTATATGGAAAACTTTTGGTAGATGGTGTGGGTCCTTTGCTGGCAGTGTTTATATCTATGAATCCTATAAATCTAAAAAAGAAGCTCTGGAGAATGTATCCAAATTAACAAAACTTAAGAAATCAGAAGTTTGCTTTGTTCAATATCCAACAATGAAAGAATTTTAATATGCCACAATTAAGAAGAATTAGTGATGGACGAGGGGACTCCGGTCAACGAGTTGAAGCAATTGCTTGGAATGAGGATAGAACATTTAAAGAAATAGTAGGCCACAGACCGATGGTGGGATATTCTTTACTTGTTGGAAGTGTAACTGCTAGAAGTTATTCACATAAGGATTATTGGCTTACGACAA